CGTGAAAATCGGGTGCGCCGGCCGTGGCGGCCGCGGCTCGGTCGTTCTCGTATATTGCTCGGGAACGCGCTCGCCGCCTTGCAGATTATCGATAATTCGCTCTTTTTCAGCGGCAACGCCCGCGCCGACGTCTTCGCCGGCGTCGCGAATGATCTTGTGAAGCGCCGCGAGCCTGGGCTTTGATTTGACGAACGACGTTAGTCGATCGGCTTCTTTCTGAATTAGCTTCCCGATCGCCTCGGGCACGACATGAATCGGCGCCCACTTGAGATCAGCGGGATCCAAGCCGCCGGCCACGACCCTAGCGGCTGCTTCGGCCTCGAGCCCGGGAACGGTTTCGAGTGTTTCCTTCCGCGTCTGTGCCCGCCGTGCTCCCTCGGTTCGCTTGGCGATGATCTTTTCGACGATCGCGGATCGGCTGCGCGGCGTCTTAGCTCTTGGGCCAAAATCCTCTCTGAAGATTTTGCGAAGGTACGCCATCGGCATGTCCTTGCGGACCGGCGCTTCTAAAAATTCTTGGCCGGCGGAAGTTTCGGCCGCCACGTCCACCGCTGTACCGCTCGGGGGTGGGGGCGCAGGTGTCTCAGGCGGCGACGTGGCGCTCTCGGGCGGCTTAGACGGCTCGACAGTCGGCTCGACAACTGAAGTCTTCTCAGCAGCGTCCGCAAGCGTCACAGGCCTGTCCTGGTGGTGCCCGAGCAGACCCACGAACGTCGCGGCGTCCTCTGCCGACAGAACGCCCTCTATCCTGAATCCCATTTTTGGCAAGTTTGCTTGTTGTCGACCGACGATGGCGGCCGCCTCTTCCGGGTATCTGGCGGCGAACTCGGCGGCGCCTTCGGGCGTGACGAGCGCCTTGGCGTCCAATTCGTCGAAAAGCGGCTCGCCGCGCTCCTTGAGCTCGGCGACGATGGCCGGCAACATGTCGCTTTCGGCGGCGACTGCGCGCAAGTGTCGAAGCTGGGCACGGAGCGCCGCGGCCTCAAGATCTGGTTTCTCGCGGGCTTCGGTGGGCGACCGCTCGTCCGCCGGCGCTGGCGGCGTTAACGACGATTTCGGAATTTCCGCCAAAATCGATCGGCCCAGGTCGGGATCGCGCGGGTCGAAGCGAGGCCCACCGTTCGCCGGGTCGGGTATCGGTGATTGGCGTCCTTCGGTCGCGGCGGTGAAGATTCTCGCAGCCTGATCGGACGTTCGCGCCGCGTGCCGCTCGGCAGTCTGTGCCCGCAAAGCCTCTAGCAGCGTCCGGCGGGCGTACGATCTCCTGACCCCGACGGCCCCGCCGCCGATCATACTCGGAGCCATCAGGAAGCCGATGCTTGACATGGTGTCGACGACGTTCTCGACCGTGTAGCCCGCCAGCTCGTCTTCCCATTTGATCCGATCTTCGGGATCCAGTCCGTCCAAAATTAGCTGCGCGGCTTGGTGAATACCTTCTTGAAACGCCTCCTCCAGATTTTCCTTGACATAGGTCGCGCCGCGATCCTTGGCGAATCTCAAAAGGGTCTGCTTGACCGAATTCGTCACGATCCGCTTAGATTCCCTGGGAATAACCAGATCAAATGGGGTCGCGACCATCTCGATGGCCGATTGTGCCGCACCAGAAAGCATCGCCCCGATTCTGGCGTTGGTGTCCGAAAACCCATCGGACTTGAAGTCGTCATATTCGTCAGGCGCAATCCGGCCAAACCAATAGATCATTGGGACCAGAACCTTCGATTTGGCCGCCCCGCCGCTGACGAGCGTGGCGACAAGATCGGGAGCCATGCGCCCGGCGCCGGCAAGCCCACGCTGCCACCAGAGTTCTCCGGTCTGCGGGTCGATACCGCGCCGTATTTTTTCAGCGTCTCGGACGAATGGATCGTGCTTTTTTAGTCCGATGAGCTCGGGAAGCGCCTCGAACAGCGTTTCGGTGGACTCGTGGATTCCGCGCTGTACCTGCTCGATCAAGTTGAGCGTGCCCTTGCCCGGCTTGACGCCGGCGGCTGCTCGCAGCACCGGATCGCCCTTGACCTCCGAAAGTGCCGCCAGAAACGCCTCGCGGTTTCGATTGACGAGCTGGACGCCCGGATCTTTGCTAGAGTCGCCGTACATGATCTCGAACGCGCTGGCGTCCTGGCGGGCACCGGGCGGCCTACGCGACTCGCCCTGGCCCGCGAATTCGATCGCGGCGCGGTACAAATCGTATTGTTGGCGCAACAGATCTGTATCGAAGTCGTAATCGGGGAACGCCAGTGAAAAGTCGGCGGCGGCGCGGTCGACATGCGACTGCGTTAGCTTCTCGCCCGAAACGGCGAGCGCCCTGGCCGTGCGGTTGAGATCGTACTCGGGCGACTTCTCAAATTCCTTGGTGGCCGCCTCGCGCATCTTGTAAAGCTCGGCCCGGCCCTCTTCTCGCCAACGAACAGACAGCTCGTCTTGTCGTGGCGCCGGGATTCCGTTGCGACTGCGATTGAATGTAAAGTGTGCGGACTCCGGCGGTTGCGTGAAATCATCGAAGAAATGAACAAGGTCGTCGAGCGCGTCCGCGGGCCTTTCGGCGGGCGCCATGATATCGTCGAAGAATGAAACCAAGTCGTCTGGCACAAGACCTAGCCCCCGTATTGCTTCATCAGCTTCGCGTACAGCTCGGGATCGGCCTTCTCAATCTGGCGCAGAAGATCAATCGCCTCGCGAACACGATCGGCATTATTGAGTTGGCCGAATGGCGTTCCGCCGACAATCGCAGCGCGGGCCTCCTGTAGCACCTGTGCGGCCGAATCGGCTGCTTTCAAATATTCGTGATTCACCGCCGGAGTCTTGGCGGTCGAGCCGCTGGACGATCGCCTGGGAACGCCACTGACCGATCCGGCAAGCTCCCATTCTCCGCCTGGGCGCCGACCGGAATGCGTGCCGTCGCCATTGTCTCGCAGCTCGTACGCCTCGCCCGGAGATTCCTGTGGCGAAAGCGAGTCGATCGTCTCGTCGATAGTCAAGCCGACCAGTTCTCGACGGCGGTAAACGATTCTGCGCATCTGATCGCGAACCATGTCATCGGTGATCGTGATCACTCCGGTATCTTCAAGCTGCGAATGCGCGATCTTGTATAGGGCATCGACGTCGGATTCTTTCATCACCGGAGCCGGCGCGGCAGTGCCCTCCTTCTTCCACGGTTTTATCACTTCTCGCATTGCCCCGTTTCTGTCGGGCATGGCAATCGCGCCGGTTTCCTTGTGTTCCCAAGCCTGTCCCCTCGAAATCGCCTCTTCAAAGCTCTTTGGCATCGGCAGTTGTTCCGGTCGATGCCAGCTCGGCTGAATACCTCTCATTTGCTCGGAGATCTGCTGCAATCCAAACTGAGCGGCCGCCGGTGCGCCCGGCGCGATCGGGATTTGGTACACCGGGTTGCTGTTCAATTCGCGAGCCGCGCCGCGCAGTCGTTCAATCTGGTCAAGCTGCTGGGGGTCGTAATCGTGAACGAAGCCCTTGTCTTGCATAAAGCGGCTGCGCAGGTAGTCGTCTGGGCGCATGCCCTGCCGGCGCGCGTTCATCTCGACCATCGAAACGAGCCCGTCAACGTCGCCGTCGAACGACAAAAACGAAGGGTCGCTTGTCGCTTCAAAAAGCGCCTCGGCAACTCGGTCGCGGTGCGCCTCGTCCTTTTCGGCCGCTTTGCCTTGGCGGCTGAGTTCCCTCTGCTCAGCGTCATGAATGCGGCTGGCCTCGGCCTGCTCAGCTTGTTGATTCTGTTGCTCGTACCGGAGCGCTTGCAGCATCGCGAATTGCTGTTGTTGGGCCGCAGCCGTCTCTGCCGCGAGATTCTGCTCGAAGAGCTTGTCTTGTCGCTCGAGCCGCGCGTGCTTGCTCGTCCCGAATGCGTTCAGAACATCGGCAATTGCCTGGCCTGGAGCGCCTGGCGATGTGATGGTTATCGGCACGCTAGCGCCCCTTTCAAAAAGGTTTGCCCTTGGGGATGTAGGCGCCCGGTAGAGACAGGCCCATCGCCATGGTGTCGGTCGCGCTCAAAAACCCCTGCGATTGCAAACTTTTCCCGACGCTGCCGTTGTTGTACGAGGCCGAGCCGTATGGGTAATTGAGCGCGCCATTGAACCCTCCGCCATCGCTGTAGCCAACGTTGAATAACCCGGGAATTCCAATCGAGCCGCTGAAGCCGCCACTCTGTTGTTCGGTTACATCTTGCGCCCGCGCCTCGCCGGCCGCGACGTTGTAGGGCGTCAGGTCGATGTGGCTTGGCGGAACGTAGTTCGCGCCCTGTATCATCGTATTTACCGCGCTTGTTCCCTGTTGCAGTATCCCAACTTCGGCCAGCGCGAGCTGGATCGCGGTCGCGCGGTCGACGTTTCGCTCTCGCATGATTGCCTCAATGCGCGCGGTGCCGAGCTGTGCCTCGGCGTTGCTTGAAGCTCTCCCGTAGGCCGACCGAATTTGCCGCTCGATCTCCTGCACGTCCTCAGTCACCAGGTTCTTTTTATCAGCGCCCTCCAATTCGATACTGGACGCGACCGCGGCGATTGCGCTGCTCCCGCCCATTCCGCGATTGATTGCATCCTCTCTCGATTCCGACTGGGCCTTCTGAACTGCCTTGGTGATTTCGTTCTTTTGTGCGTCGCCCTGGCCGATTAGCAACTCTAGCTGTTCGGCTTCTTGCTCCGAGAGCCCCGTCAGCACGTTCTGCAAAACGTTCTCGAACTCGGCGCCGACGTCGAACTCGGCGCCGTCGTCGAACTCGGCGCCGTCGTCGAACCCCCCCGCCGGGCTAGTCTGAATCAAGTGCGGATTAGCCCCCGGCTTTAGGAGCTCTGTCGCGATGTCGCTGTCGTTGTCGGGGCCCTTGCCGGGCTTTTGAAGGGTCGGAAGGCCGAGTTGCTGGCGCTGGAAGTCAAGAATGTCGCGCTGTTCCTGCGTCGAATCCTCTTGGCGCTCAACGCCCTCGTCGAGGATGCCCTGCTGCTTCTTCCTAAACTTCTTGTCTATAATCCGGTTGATAATGCCGAACAGGAAGTTCGTTCCCATCTGAGTTGCAACTGAAAATAGCGGACTTGCCATGGCGACCTACCCTTTCTTCAAGCTCCCGGTTTCCGCTTCCCCGCGGACGTTATTCGTCCAAGGATACCCTCAAGCGCCCACGGGCGACCAGTGCCGGTTACTTTCAACATCATCGATTCGCCGCGATCGCCCGGTCGCGCCGTGTGCGAAAGTCCGGCCGTCCACGTTCCGCCCGACCTCGAGGTCGCGCCGATCGCATCTTGAGCGGTTTTTCCGGTACGCAACGCCCACGTCATTCTGGCGCTGTTTTCGTCCGTCGTCCCGACCAGCTCCGACAGACGCGCCGTGTCGTATCCGCCTTGCCCTAGGCGCATCGGGCCAATATCGACGTAGCTCGCCATCGTGTTGTTGTCGTCCATCTCATTACGCCGGTGCATGCTGCGAAGATACCCGTCCCTGCACCCAAGTATGACCGGCTTTGATTCGTGGCTGTTCGACAGGTACGGAATATCGCTGTAAATCGCCGTAGGTTCGTAGATGTCCGCTGGAAGCTCGATCGGCCAAAAGCCTTTGTTGGCCCAATCAAAGAACCAATGGATTCCCATCCGGGCCGTGTTGTACGTGACGAAAATCCACACGCCGCCCATCTCGATATCGTACGCCATCACCACGGTGGCGTTATTGGGGTTGATGTTTCTCAACTCTTCGGGGAGCGTCTTGTTTGAAACGGCTAGCGGCTCGAGCCCGCGACCGGGGCCAATGGTGAATAATCCGGCATTTCCCAGCACCAGCACACCACCGTCGGGCAGTCGGCAGGCCGAGAACGCCGAAAGAACCCCGGCTTCGGACCCGATATCGGTAATTTGACCGCCATCTGCCGGGTTCCCACTCATCACGTACATGGCCCGCGCGCAGCCCATCAACAAATGATCGTCGCTGATCGGAATTAGAGCCGTCATCTCGGAGGGCAAGACGCCGCCGACGGCTGAGCTGGGGTCGCTCGCAGTAATCTTGAATCGTGTCAGTTCCCCGGTTTCGCTTGCATACCAATTCGCCGGCCCCCACGCCGGGCTTCCCAGTACAAGACGCTCGCGCCACAAGGCGGCCACGCGAAACATTTGCGGAACCGACCAACCACGATCGTCGACTGGATTCACTACAAGCTCTCTCGTCGCCGTGTACGGACTCCATTGCATCCAGCCCTTGCACACGCGAAGCGCCACCTGTTCCGCGGCGGGGAATGCCGCGCCCCCCAGCAAGTTGAGTGTGATGCGCGTCGTGGTAAGAGAGCTGATTTTATAGGTACCCGCTATCGGGGTCTCAACGCCGCCCACGAACCGATCGTCGTAAATTTCGCACACATCAACACTGAAGTCGACGGCCGCGACCTCGGCCGCACTAAGCGCTGTCGAAAAATCCAACTGACCACTCGTCCCCGTGGTAACGGCCTCGACGCCGAATCCATACGTCGGCAAATCGGACTCGAACCGCGGCGCACTGTGATCCATGATGTATGCGCGGTTCTGGTATGGAATGAACGCCAAGTTTCGCTCCGTGCTGGGCACCGGGTCGTTGGTCGCAACCACCATGCGATCCATCCCGATTTCGTACGCGAACTTGCCGCCGGCGCACCCGACTATCTGATTTGCTCGCATGCCGCCTGGCTCGGTGGCGTACCAAATTCGAGCAAGATCGACTTTGCAAGGCGCGTTCGCGTTGGTGCCGACAATCTCGAACGCACAGTTCCGGCGAGTCGTGGCGGTAAGTTGCCAACTGGTTTGTTCGGCCAGGATTCGGCCCTGCCAAAATAAACGCACGCGCCCGCCTTCTTGATCTTTCTCGAAGAGCAGTTGAATCCAACTGCCGTCCACCTTGAAGCCGGGCGCAGACGATATCGCCACCGTGTTTGACACGCCGGACAAGGTGCGACGAATGAATCCGCTTTGGCTGCCGTCATCGGCAATCGTCAGTTCGGCCATGAACCCATCTTGCGTAGGGTCCGGCGTTGCCGTGTCCAGGCAAACGTACAGCCGGTACGTTCCGCTGATCGTGGCGTCCTGCGCGGCCGAGTCGTCGTAGGTTGGACGCACGAACAACTGGACCGAGCGACTTTCACCGGGGTTGGCAGACGGCGCCAGAATGATCGGGGCCGGCGTTTCAAACATTGCGCCGCGCTCTTCCCCGTTGGACGCATAGGCCCACCCGTTCGATTGATCGACCTGGACAGCGCCGTCCGCCGAAAACGGCGGTGCAACCCAACTGGCATCGAGCGACGGGGCCGAGAAGTCGTCCTCGAACATCATCATGCCGTCGGAACGGGGGTGATTGATGACGCCCAAACAGTTTACGGGGCCGGGACCGACACGCGCGAACCGGTGCCGATTGATGCCCGGCCGGCTGCCGATGCGAATGCGCCGCTCAAGAACATCGATCGGAATGACGTTCAGGGCGTCATGGCACGTAAAGGGAGGTTGCTGCTGATAGGCGACGTCGCGACTGACACCGCCCATCGGCGGCTGAATGTTGATTAGCCGTCGCTGCTTGGAAACGCGCTTCGCCATGGGACACCTACGACGACGTAGCGCCCGTTTTACTTTCCAGATACCACCGAAATCCAGTGGCCGAAACACTATCGGGCACGCTGACCAGCCTGGCGCAGTCTAATTCGTCCGAATCGGCAAATAATACATTCTTGTCACCGGCCTGCAGAATCGGCCGCTCGAACGAAACCGCGATCTGGAAACCTGCGCCGCTGACATGCGAGATCAACAGCTCGATTCCGAGAGAAGTCGGCGCACCAATCGTGCGTGTTTCGGTGCCCGCGATTACGCCGCGTTCCAGGCCAAGGACAAGTGATTTTGAAATAACGCCGATCGCCCCGCCGTTACCAGGATCGGCGATGTGCTCCCAATCGGCCAGCCCCAGATTTTCAAGCGTGTTGTGCAAGGTAGTAGCCGCCTTCCGTGTTTTATGTGGCGTAGCTCGCGCCCAAGTTGGACTCGCCGCGCCAGCAATACCCCGTGTTGGACAGCGCCGCGCCACACTTGTATGAGCGGCAGATAACCGTGTCGTACCGAGAATTCAGAACGGCGGTGGAGCGGTTCGCCGAGGAAACAAACGTAGGGAACGCAACATCCAGGCCGCCGGATCCGGCCGTGACTCGCTTCAGTAGCAGAATTTGGCCGGGACCAGTCGGCTGCGCCACGGTTCGCGTCTCGTTGGCGTCGCCGACCCGCAATTCGACATAGGCCGACTTCGTGGGATTGATCTCGCCGCCGTCGCCGGGATCGCGGAACGTCTCGGAGGATCGAGCGACATCGGCCATGAAATTTAGGGGATTGCTCATTGATGGTCCCTTTGATTCTTTAAGAGGCGGTGCTGCCGTTGAACGAGATTTGCCGCCATCGGAACCCGGTCGCGGATCGGTCGTCCGGCTCGGACATAAAGCACCGGATGTCGTCAACGTCGTCGAACGTGACAATCGTATTTCCGGAGGCGTTGAAAGCGGTCGGAAACGTCACGGTAATGTCGCCATTGTCCTCGGACATTCGCAGTCGCAGTTCCTGAAAATACGAGTTCGGGTTCAAAATCGTGCGGGCGCCGGCGCCCGAAAGGTCGATGTGTGCCGAATGGAGGTCGCCAATGTCAATCACGCCGCCCGCGCCGGGGTCGGGCTGCAACCACGGGTATTCCGCACGCAACTCAAGTATGCGATGTATCATCCTCGCGCACTCCTTAGAAATGACGCGGCTTCGTTCGGCGCCTTGATTGTACCGGCGTCGCCGTCCACGAATACAGCGTTTGCGGAACGGCCAGAATATGAACGTTTTCGCCGCCCTGGCTTTCATGCAAAACAACGCCGTCGGTGTACGGCTCGTCGGCCGCGTTGTCGCCGATCGTGCCCGGCGTTCCGTCATACGGATAGAGGTTGTCTGTGTTGCTCGCGGCGGATGTCTCTGGGTCGATCGTTTCCCAAAACCGAGACACGACATCGGATTGTTTGTATACCGCCCCAACGTCGCGCGGCGTGAACGCGAGCGTCGTTTGCCCGTCACCGTCCGGAATAATCGCGACCGGAATGTATCGCTCGCTGTGATCGGGAACCTGCTTTGATATGTCGGTGTCGTCGACAGTGAACGCGGCCCAGATCCAATCGACGGTCAGTTCGTCGTCGCTAATCGTACAAGCGCAATACCCGCCGCAGTTGAATCCCTTTTTTATCGCGATCGGCATCGGGTTGCCGCTGTAATCGAGGATATTCGGGTAAGACAAATGCCGAGTTTCGGGCGTGCCATAGCTGTTCGACATTGTGTTGTGCGGCCAGCCCTTGCCGCCGCCAAACAGAGAGTTCGCGCCGGCGGTGCCGCAATGCGCAATCGGGATCCCGTTGAACGCAGAATGCTGCGCCAGGGAAAACCCGTGGTCGTGCATCAGGTTGATGTCGCTGCCGCCGTGGTCGGACATTATTCGGCAAATCACGTAATCAGATCCGCCGCCGAGACGCAAGCCCGACCCGCGCCCATAGTACCGCCCAGACGAAGCCGGAATTTCGTTCTCGGTGCTCCCGGCGTTGCTGACGGCAATCTGCTCACCCTCAAGGCTGTGTAGATAGACGTGCTTGCCCTTGGTGCCAATGCCGGGAAGCGACATGATTGCTCGGAACCACGCCAGTTCGATTTTTGAACACCTGAACAGTGCTCGATCGCGGTGGTGCTGGGCGCCTCGCCCCAAAGTCCAATCGGACGCCGGGTACGAATTGCCGGCCGAACTAACACTCGCGACTTCGGTTTGTGCCCATGGATCAGAGTACAGGCAGTTGTCGAGAACGATGAACAGATGGTCGCCCCATGGCCATGCGTAGAAGTTTGTCAATGGCGTTCCGAATTCGTCTCCCGCTGTGTCAAAGTACGTGGACATGAACGTGGAATCGAGTACGTTACCGGCCGCGTCGGTGCTCACGTCGACCGTGGGCTTGTATTCCGACGTCGTGTCATAGTCGCCACCCTCGCCCGAATCCATGCCGAGCACGTAGCTGTAGGTCGCATTGTCTGGCATCAACAAAATGCGCTTCCAGGCCACAACCGCTTGCTTGATAACCGCAGCCTTAAACGGGGTCTCGACATCGCCGGAATCAGCGAACATTTGGAAAGCCATTCCCTCGTGGTTGCCCCAAACGGCGAAAACGGCGCCGAGCTTATGAACGAGCCAGTGCCGCGCGAACCAGCGGGCCGCCATGTCGAACATGTCGGGATTGACAGTATCGAACAGGTCTTGGACCTTATAGCCTGCGAAATACAGCGAATCGCCACCGTCGATATGAAAATCCGGTGACATTGTGGTGTAGGCGTGATGTGAAATTTTCCAGAACGCCAGCGTTTCAGAGCTCGGCGCGCGCACCCCTATTTCCTGCTCGAGCACCGAGTCGGCATTGTTAGGCGCCATTTGATGATCATCGGTGTAATGCAAAAACCCGAAGTCGTTGTCGCCCGCATCCCGCGGCGTCGTGAATCGGCCCATGCCGCCCGGAAACGGCTGCCACGTCGATCCACTGTCGAGACTGTAACTCGCCACCCACCAATAGTTCTGCCCGCGAGCCAGGCCGGAAATGACGAGCGGCGCAGCCGTGTATTCGGTCGTTACCTGGGCCGCGGCCGCACTGGTCGTCCACTCTGTTGCGTCGGGCGTTCTGTACGTTACGCGGTACCGAAACGTCGAGTAGTTGTTATTCGACGTCGGCGCGTTGAACGTGATCCGCGCGCGATCAGTACCAGTGTCGTCGTAAATCTCGGGCCGAATACTAATCGGATTGGTTTGAGCCAAGGTGCCGTGCAGCGCGTTGCCGCCAACGTCTTTCGGCATCGGGCGGGAGGGCAGGTGCGCGTCGGCCAAAATCTCCCATTGTTCGCGCTCGTCAAGCTGGACCGGCCAGAAGTTGAAATTCTTAATCTCGACATCAGCAAAAACGGTGGGCGTGGCGAACGGCGTCGTTCCGTTGTTCGCCCCCATGCGCAAAACGCCGTCGACGCCGCCCGACGCGGCCGGTATGCGCAGCCCACCCGTGTGAGAGTCTGTCGCCTTCGTAGACCAATCTCCTACCGCGAGCGTCCTGCCCTTTTCGCCCCACGAACAAAGAATCGTTACCCAATCCGCGGTGGCCGGAAGATTGCCCACGACCTGGATCGTTTGCGCCACGTCGGCGGCGTCTCGCATCGTCCAGCGAACATCGGCAACGGCCGCATTGTTGCGCCTGAACAACAGAAACCTGCCGAACGTGTCATCCATATTGTTGTGCAGCAGCGCCTTGGTGTTGGTCGGATCCTCTTGCCCGAGCTTGACGCGAATTGCAATCGTGCCGCGAGGTATATCTATCGCAGCTACGCCCGTGTTTCGCGCGACGACCGCGTACTCGCTCGGGTTGGTGCGAAAATCCATAATGGCGCCCTCGCCGGCGTCCGTGCTCCACACGTCCGTCAAGGTCGCAAGGTCCGATCCGTCACTGATAAGGCCGTCGCCGAGCCCAAGCACGTCCCAGCCAAGGTTCGCCAGGGCGGCGCCGGTCCCCTCTGTACACTCGATGATCGTTTCAACCAGGTCGCTGCGCGGAGAAAAACGGTTCCGCTTGGCAACGGAGTCGACCGGCCCGGGAACATCGAGCGGAATATCGACTACAGCAACGTCGCGAAATCCGGGTTGGTCGTTCACGAAGGCCATGATTTACACCGGCGGGGTTGCGGCGACGTAAGCGCCCGAGTGCCGGACTCCGCGGACAGCAAACTCGCCCAGCGCCAAATTGCCGTCGGCCACAATGCCGATGCTTGAAATCGGGCCGGCGTAATCGAGGCTGTTGATCGAATCGCCCGGAACCAGTTCAAAATCGAAATCAACGGCCGCCGCGAACGTCGCGCCGGCCAATGCCCGATTGAAGGCCACGCGAACCATCGCGCCACCGCCAAACGTCGACTGAATCCAGGCGTGATCCTGCAACAGCCCAAAGGTCAAAAGCTGCTTGGCGCCCGAAACGAGCGCCGCCAAATTATCGGGCGCGTTGCTCTCGATCGCAGCGCCAGCCCCGTACCCTGGAGTGCCAGCCATTGTCGCGACTCCCTTTCCTAGTAAAGATTGCCGTTGTAGCTCACGTCGATATCCATATGTGGACCGACGAAGATTCCAAGCCGCTCCAGATCAGCAGCAGACGCCCGCCCGCCACGGTTGCCAGCATATCCAAGAGTCTTGGGAACGTTTGCTTGTCGATCGGTCAGCACGGCCGCCTCCAAGGACGACATGAGGTCGTCGCCATGAACCGCGCGCACGTCCTCTTCCTGTGACTCGATTATCGCCAATCCGGCTTGGATCAGAAGCTCGCTGAATTGCGGGCCAACGATGTACTTGCTGACCGAAGTCGGCAAGTCGAAGTTCCGCACATATTGCCGACTGAGTGTGTAAACCTGGTCTGGAATCGGCCACAGATAGGTCCACCACCGTTGTCCAATATTAAGTTCTGCGATCGGTTCAAAAACCTTGGGGCCAATTCCCGCGATTTGCGGACGGCCGGTCGCGCCGCCCATGCGGTAGCGATCGTGGATCATCGACAGCGGAACGATCGGGATTCGGCCCTGCGACTGGTTGGCGCTGGGCGAGAACACGTACTCTTGGCTGTGCATCCCGCCAAAATCTTCCTCAAGCTGATATCTGCCGTCGGCTGTAATCGTGAAATCGTTTCCTTCTTCGCCCGACGCGTCGCCCACGACCACAATCCCTTGCGTAGAATCCCATGCCACCACGGGATACGAATCGCCGCTCACGACGAACGTAATCGAGTGCCCGACCATCGAGGGAAACAGCGGATACAGCGCGCCGGTCGGCGCATAGATTATCGTGTAGCCTGGACTCCCCCCGTCGTGTATTGGTGTTAGGCAGGTCGTCGTGGTCGTCGGCCAAACGGTGAAGTCCGCGTATGGATACAGCCACGTCCACTTGTGAGATCGACGCTCGCCCAGTCGGACCAGGGGCGGCGGAGTGAGCATCCATCGCAGAGCGCGCCCAAAGATTTGGTCGACCAGTGCGGCTTCGGCCGAGCTCCAAGCAGTATCATCCTCGGTGAATCCGAGAAAGCGGCCGTACACCCGCGCCACTTGCAGGTATTCTTGCGTAAGTGTCGGCTCGGCCATTCAGGTCCATCCGGCGCTATGTTACCTGCGCATTGAAGGCGTCCACTTCGGTTTCGCTCCCATTGAACAATCGAATCATCAAGGCGCCCGTTTTCGGGCTTACGCCCAAGTACGAGCCGACGGCGTACCCGCCCACCCCGGTCGGGAACTTCACCTGCGATCCGGCCGCAACCTCGCGCCAGTTTGTCGGCGATTGCGCTGTGACCATTCCGGGCTCCGGCTTCTGGCCGACTGCCGCCGGCGCTGGAGCTGCCTGGCCAATGGCGTGTCCGCCCACCACGGGCGATAACTTCGCTTGAAGCGACCCACCGCACGAGGAACAGAACTTTGACGATTCGCCGTTCTCTACACCGCACGCGGCGCACCATCCGGCCCCGGTCGCATCCGGCACGTTTTGCCGAACGCGCTCGCCGGCTACGGACAATACGGTGGCAAGGCAGGCGAGCGGAAGCTCCAGCCCGTATGGCGCGAGCATGGTTTCCGTGCGATCCAGCAAATCAACAACCCCTGGCGTGATCGGCTCCGCGTCGCCGAGCTGCAAAATCTGCCGCACTGCATCTTCGATCTTCGGGCCCATACGAAATTACTCCAACAAAAATCTCGGTTCAAAAAAGCGCGCCGGGGCCGCGGTTCGGGCAGGCGAGACCCGGGAAAATCATCGCGGGCGCCCGGCGCTTCGTTTCGTCGGGATCGTCGCGTCCTCGTCAGTTTCGTCCTCGCCGTGAGATTTCACCACGCGATCGCCGAAAACCGCCTCGCAAATCCCAAGCGCGAAACTGGCGAACAACAGTGGGTTGTCCTGAATCGTTTGAGCCGACCGAGCCATGCGATTGACCACGGTCTCGCAAAACTTCCGCTCGAGGTCGGTGAGCCGTTCGCCGCCGTTCGCCCGCTCGAGCGCCACTTGGTCTTTCTCGGTCATAATTGTCCAATCCTTTCGCTGCGAACAACAAGTGGGCCGAGCGAGCGCCTGGTCGCAGCGCCCGGCCCACCGGAGGGGAAAGAAGCCTTGCTTAAACCAACGTGACACCGGTAGCGGCAACCACCTGCCACACCACGCCGTCCCACACCGCATGCGCCGATTCGGTGGCGGCCTCGAACTCGATGGACGCGAGAACCGTGAGCGTGGTGCCCCCAAGAGTCTGGAGGTTGCTCGCTGTATCGAGCACCTGGAACTCGTTCGTGGTGATGGCGCCCATGCACAGGAAGCCTTTTCTCTCGCCGATCTCAACTCCGTCGACGATCAGGTAGGTTCCGTCACCGGTCGCGAAAGTCGTTCCGCCGAAAATCAGGGACAGCCCGCTACGCAACGGCGCGACGGCAATGGTCGTGTTGTGGATTGGAACGATCCACTCGATCAAGCCGGACTCGTCGCCGCCAAGCAGCTCGGCCTGAACCGTCGGGTTCCCGCGAACGACATAGATCGCCACAATCGCGTTCGTCGATCCGGGCGACACGCTCACGATTGCATTGTCGTCATCGGTGATGGTCGAAATTGTGTAGCGTCCATACGTGAGCCCGGCGGCGGCACCCGCCGCCGTACTGCCGGCGACGACGTAGATGTAGTCGCCAACACGGGCCTTCGCGAACTTTCCGGTCGCGGCAAAATTGCGCGTCGTGGCCGTATAAACGCACGCGCCGTCCAGGCTTTGCGAAACGGGTTGCGGCGTCAAGTCGTCAGCGTCCGTAGCGTTGGCGATCGTCTGCATCGCCTTCGCGGACCCGCGGCCCACGTAGCCCGCTTGAATGAATCGACCGTTGGCCTGCCCGGCGCTGACCAGTGCCGTAAGAATCGTCGAATTGATCGTGGTTGGAATCAGTGTCGAGATCACACAATGACTGCCCGGCTGAAAGACTGCGCACGCCTCACGCGTGGCATAAGTCTTGGCCGCGTGATTCTGTGCGACCACGCCCGCGAAATTGCGGTGGTTCGCGGCCGACGGCAACTCGATGTAGTTGTCGCGCGTGCCGTCGTGTGCGCTTGCGGTCCCGCGATCGCGATCAAAGCACACCGCCACCCCGCGTTCGAGCGCAACCGATGCGTCCCGCTGCAAATCGCGCGGGGCCGTCAGCGACATGCTCTCGTGTGGATAACCTTGCATGTTTATCTCCTACTTTTCGTAATCCCTGGGCGGCGGTTGTTACGCGGACTTGCGGAAATACGCCTGGGTGCGCGGGTTCACGCAAATGGTTTGGTGCGAGCTATCGACCCACACGACAATCGTTCGGGGTTGGTCGGACGGGCGAATGGCCGGCCGCTCGTTTTGGAACTCACCTTCCATGATATAGGTCTGAAAGAAGTCGAAGTTGAGCATGTATACCGGGTCCGTGGTGTCCGCGTCGAGGTACGGAACGTACTCGATCGGGCTTCCGTGAAACACGATTTGGCCGTCCATCGTCGCAAGGTCGCGGCCGAGCGATTCGTTCTGGTTTTCACCGAGGGTTTCAAATTGAAGTTTGGGGCGCTGGCCACAGAAAATTCGCATCCGATCACCGCGACCGAATCGAAAGTCCATGATGCCGATCGGCGACTTGAACCCCGTGAGCAGCTTCGCGCGGCGCATCAACATGACAAGGTCACCCTTTGTCACCGCGCTGTACGTACCGGTGTAGTTCGAGAGCATTGGGTAGGTCGTGCGAGAAAGGTTGATTGTGCCGGACGGGAATCCGGCCGGGTCGGGACCGTTGAATCCTTCGGTGCCCGAATGAGTGACCCACATGGGAATTCCGAAAAGCGTCTTTTTGTCGGTTGAGTCGTCCGGTTTCGACCAGCCGGCGGCTTCAAGCATTTCAATGTTCGCGAGCCGCCCCTTCTCTCGCTCGAGATTCAGCAGATCGTAAATCTGGTGCCGGCCGCTGTTCATCTTGAGCATGCGGTCATCGGGCACGCCCCAATACCACGTTGAGTGCGTCCAGTCGACGCGACCCTTAGCCGTGGTGTCGGCGAACGCAGCCGAGCGTTTTTCGCCCAGGCCGACAAACTTGGCCTGACCGGAGCCCTTGTACATGACAGGCACGTCGATGTAATCGCCGCCCGAAAGGACAACCCGGTCGCGGCGCATTAACCGTTGCTGGAACGGATAGTCTTGAAGTGTCTGTGCGACCTGAACCATTTTCATCGGGTTCAGTTCGGGCAGGGTGTTGTTGAACAGGTCGAGCGCTTCGTCGACGACAAGAGTGTCCGGCATGGCATTCTCCTATTATCTGGCCCTATCCTCGTAGGTAGGTCTGCCACATTGAATTGACCCTCGCTCGCCGATCTTGTTCAGTCGGTACAGCGCGGCGTCCACCAGGGCGGTTGGTCGCCTGGCGGGATCGGTTGTTGATCGCTTCTGTTAATTCGCGGCGCCCGATCGCCTTGCCCTCTTCCAGAGCCGACGAGGCTTGTCCGGAAACGCGGGAAAGCGATTGGCCTAGAACATGGGACAAAGGCGGCGGACCCATGCCCTTCATTTGATAGGTCGAGATCATGTCTTGAACATCCTCGATCCAGCGCTGGCGCAGGTTGCTGTCTTTGAGCTCGGGATGCTGCTGTTGGAAAGAAGAAACCGTGCTGCGATACTCCTCTTCGCGCTGCTGAGCGACCGCTTGCAGTGTAGCGTTGAGCCTTTGGTTTTCGGCGGCATTCGACTTAACCATGTCCCGCAGGCTTTTGATTGCCGAAATCGATTCGTCGTCGGCGTCCTCTCCTGGGTTCGGAAGTTTGCTCTCGTCGAATGCCGGCGGTTGATTCTGTGTAGCGAGCCGCTGAGCGGCCGCTTGCCGCTCGCGAAACGCGCGCCCCTGCCTTGCCGCCAATCGTTCGGCTGCCGTAATCACGTGCTCGGCAATGGCCGGATCGGTTAGCGAAGCGAAATCTTCGTCGACGAATCCGATGTCTCTCCCGCGCGACAACAAGGCGTTGTCTAGTTCCAGCTTTTCGACAACCCCTTCAACGCTCGGCGCGGCCGCCTCCGGCTTCGTGTCTGCTGGGCGGCCCGCTTCTGCCTCGCCGCGACCGCCATCCCATCCGTACATCGTCTCGATTTGCTCGGGCGTTCGATCAATTGGGAGATCACTCGACGCCGCCGCCGCGGTATCGTCAAACGTGAATGATTCTCGCGTAGAAGCCGGTAGCGGCTCTCGGCCAGTCATTTGCCCGGCTGTTGGAAAATCTTCGAGCGAGTTCGTCATGCCTTATTCCTTCGGTCCTTCGATGCGCGGACAATTATCATAATGGTACGGTTTGTCAAGCGGTTTTCCGTTTCCCAGCCCGTCGATCGGATTCCCGGCGATCTCGTTCGTTGCAATAATTCCGCGACAATTCAGCGCGCGAATATACTCGCGGCGACTTTCAAACGTCACGCTTCCATCGTTAGCGACCTCGGCCGATACTCCGTGCGACTTGTGGAATTGCCGCAGCTCTTCGGCCTGAGACGGGTGAACTTGCAGGTTGTCGATTCTCGCCGGCCATATTCGCGACGACATGACGTAGGGAACGCCTTCCTTCTTTGGCCGAGCATCCCATTCGGCCTTCGTCAGCTCTCGGCCGTTTACGCGATAGCGGATCATGCCGCTTGTCCATTGGTTTGTTTACCGGCGTTGCCTAGCGCTATTTGAGAGAGAACCGCTTCGCGGCCCGCAAGTCCCTTGGGCGCCGGGACCGATCGGCGAATTTCTTCCCTCGGCCCGCTGATTCGCTGCTGCCCGGTCGTGGTCGGAATGTCGCCGTAAGCACGCGGCCTCGACGCTCGGAACAATCGCCCAATCGCTTCTTCGCTACCCGTCGCATGCGCAAAGTAATCCACGTAGGCGCGCCAGTCGATCCGCATACCGTCAGCGGCCAGGATGTTCGGGTCGAGCGACGCAATGAACGCCTGCACTAATCCGAGTCGTTGTTGCGGTTGCAGGTCTTGCATTTCCCACGGCTCGATCGAAAAATTCATCTTGTTGACGTAAGGCCGAATCTCGTTGGCCGTCACCGTCAGCGGAATCGAAATGTCCGTATCCGGTATCTTCCGGCTGTACTGGACAAAGAGCAGCGGATCGCGCGCCATCAGCGATACGTGCGTTTCTCCGACTCGCTTCAAGAACTTGGCGACGGCGCCGGCCATCTTGCGCACGTTAGCGCTGGCCCCGACCGCCAGCAGGTTTTCTTGAGTCGCGGTCTGGGCCTGGGTATCGAGCCCGCCAAGTTGGTCCATGTTTCCGGCGATGTACGAAAAAATCTGGCGCGCCGCCAACCCAAACGAAAAATTGGCCTGATCTGGTCCGCCGTATCGCACCTCGCCCGGCGGGCTGTTACCGATATATGGGATCGCCTGTCCGTCGGCCGCATCCCTGAATCGCTCACCATCGTCGATGTTCTGAACGGGCACGGCCATGTTGCTTTTCTGGCGGTCAACCTGGGCCGCGAGCTTGCGCCACACCGAATTGATGATTGCGTGCATGTCCCGCCACGCCGCGACGGGTGGCAGCGGCATGGTGTTTTCCTGAATCCATTCGAGCCCAAGAATTTCGTACGGTCCGCGCGCCGGGCCGTCGTATTCAATCACGTCGGCGACCAGGCCCGCCCCGGCATTCAGCGATCCGCCCTCGCCGGCGAATACCACGATAATTCGTTCGCGTGGAAAGTAGATGTCCCAAAACTCGGCGGCATCGAACAGGCCGTCGTCGTCAATCATGCCGGATTGGCTGAGCGACCGCGCTTTCCGGCCGCCGCCTTCGTTGAACTGACCCTGTTGAACGCCGGACAGCTTGTCGGCAATGCGCGGGTATCTCTCGCGCGCTATATCGAGAGGAATCGTGTAGCGATCTCCCATCAGGGTCACGTGGTCCCACCTAGATACCGACATGTCGTGAACCCAATTATCAATCGACACCGACGCGGCAAACATTCTCGAAACACGAACGTCGTCGTCGATGCCGTAGACCTGTTCGGGATCATGTACGCCCTGTTTCATTATCCCGATCGAGGTCAGAGCGGACGCTGTGCATTCGGAGACGGCCTGGTCGAACCCTATCGCGGCGAGATTGTGGTTCACCGCGCCGCCCAGCTTCCAGGCAAGCGGATACAGTTCTGGAAAGACCGTCTCGATGTTGTACGATGGGTTTGCCGGCGTAATCGAACGATGGAAGATATTGAACGCCATGCCGAGCATCGGCAGCGGGTTGTCGTAGGGCGTGCCCGCGCTCGACCAATGCGACCCGGCAATCTCGCGCCAGTGCGAAACGTTGTTCTCCCGGAACGGCTGTAAATCCTGGCGGCTGAACTCGACGAGTCGCCTCGCTCTCTGCATGTGGACCGGGTTGTTTGGATTAACCGGCATGGCATCCTTACTCGCCGACGGCGCCGGCAGGAAGCTCTCCGGGCCGAAGCGTCAGCTTTTCGACGCGATACCACTCGCCGTCGATCCTGTGATAATCCATCTTGTCGTCCATGCTCTTGATCGTGTTTACGATTTGCGCGGGCTCGTTTGGCCCCTCGCCGTTCTTGCTCCACTTCTGGCCGCCGGCCCCGTCGTCCACGGGCTCCCAATGCTCCCAATCAAATAACGTCGGCATCGCAACTTACTCCTGTACCCTTTTTCTTACTGGCCTCCCAACGAGGCTTCTGCACGCTATAGGAATTCTGAATGATCACCCGCCTAAGTAGCAATATGGCGGGGATCGATGTCACCGCGATTATCGCAAATCCACCAATGAGCCACGGCCAAATCTCGTTCGTGATCGTGTCGGACGATTGCCGGACTGCCACGCCGACCGCCGCCTGGACGTCTGGATTCAGTTCGACGAACGTTTCCGCTTTCGCTTCGATCGGAACATCGACGGTGTTTGCCAGACTCGTCTCGGCCGTGGCCTGGAGCGCCGCACACCCAATGCACGCAGCGATCCAAAATAGCGCCAGCCCCGTCGCAACGCCCATTGCAAAAAACGCCGTGAGCTTCCATCGGCCATCGCAATTGTTCGTGTTCCATCTCATTCTGGCGGCAACGTCTATTCGTCCGGCTCGCCGACACCATGGTTGGGGGGCGCGTCGTCGACCGTCACTGCCGCCGGCTGAATGCCGATCCGACCCACAAAATCGATTACCGCCCGCTCTAGCGCGGCGCGACGCTGTTCCTCGCTCAAGACCGTGTTGCCAATGATCGCGGTAGCTTGCTTCACGAACTCTCGGTCTGTCGGCAAGCCCGCGCCGGCGCTCGCAAGCCCAAACGAAGCGTCGGCTCCGACCAGCGCAAGTTCGACACGCGAGTACGTGCCGGCACCAAAGAATATGGTCGCCACGTATCGCGGATCGTTGACGGCAAGGTCGACATTGGCCGTCATTTCGGTGGGCTGGTAGGCGTTAAGCAACGACCGCGCCGCGCCCGCCGTCGCCTCGAGCGTGGTTCTGGCCATCGTCGGCCCGGTGTCAATTACCGAACATCCAGGGAGTGCAAACAACAGCACGGCGGGAAATGCAATCCGCTTCAACATGACTTTTTCTCCTTGACACTTTGATGAGCACGGCACCACAATCGCGCGCGTAGCATAGCAACCGTGGCCGCGAGCGTGCAAGAATGAATCTGGAAGAACTTGTCGGTCCTGAATTCGATTGGAACAAAGATTTTCCATCACAGCCCGTGAAGAACCTGCTTGAGCCGGTCGGCCTGTTCGAGGATTTCGTGGCATGCTGTGAAGAGTTGCGCCAGATTCGTTCACGAACCAGTGTGGTCAATGTTCGAGAATTCGTGCTGGTCCGCATGTTCCTTGCCAAGCACAATCCCGCGCCGGCGCCAACGGACACCGAGTATGCCGACGTACTCCGAAGATGCCGCAAGCACGCCAGCTTGACAATCGGAACCTACGAAAAAGACCTCGATTGGGCCTACGCAAACGCCACCTGCCGGCCGTCAGAGATTCGCCCGTTTTCCTGCCCAAGCCACACAGCCGTTACCCTTCTGGTACAGGCGCGCGAGAACCCGAAAATGTTCGTGCAGCAAGTAATGCGAGCAAAGCAGGCTACGATCGCGTCGCAACCTGATTCAAAGAAGGCGATCGCCGCACCGGCCGCTGAGCCGAAAAAGCGAGTGAAGAATGTCGACCTCTCCGACGCCATCTCCAACTTTGGAGCGACGGGATAGCTGGATAGAGCGATTCGAGCCACTTGTTTTTTCGGGGCGAGATCGAACGCGATTCCCATGCTACCACCTGCTTCCAAACAACCCACACGAAAATCTGCGCGTGCGCCAAGAAGAGCTCAAGAAGGCGGAAACCAGTAAGTCGAAACGCGCCGAGCTTCGCGCCATGGCCGAAGCGGACCTATTGTTCTACGTCAACTTCTTTTGCTGGACACTGAACCCGCGAGAAATTGGGGCTGCGCGACAACCGTTCGTAACCTGGCCGGTACAAAACGACCTGCTCATAGCACTGGATGACGCGATCGCCAAGCAGCGCCCACACGGAACAAAAAAATCACGCGACCAAGGCGCCACCTGGATTCACATGGCGACGATCGACTGGCGCGCGCGATTCCGTAAGTGGGAAACTTATCTGGTGGCCTCACGCAAAGCCGAACTGGTTGACGGCGGCGACGACACCCTGTTTGGCTTCATTCGATTCATTGACCGGCACCTGCCGGAGTGGATGCAGGACGAAGTCAAATTCACCAAATTCAACGCCCGGTACGCGCTCACGGATTCGTGGATTGAGGGCGAAGCCACGAACCCATCGCTTAGCCGCGGCAAACGAAAAACGGGAATCATCATCGACGAAGCCTCGCAGGTGCCCGATATGCAGGCCGTCAACCAAGCGGCGCAGAACGCGGCCGACTGCCGGCTCTACAACTCAACGCCGTGGGGCCGGCACACTGTTTTTCGTCAGCTTGAGAAACGCATACGCTTCACCCGAATCCACTGGTCGCAACACGGAAAATACCGCAGGGGGCTTTATACCTGGCCTAGTAGGGATCCAGTTCCCACGCTGCTCGACAACTACCGCGGCGAAATCGATGTTGCGATCGCGGGGAATACATTGGGTGATGTCGAATGGAAAACCTACCGATTCCCCGACAACTACCCGTTCGTGCGCGAGGGAACCGGGCTGTTCGGGGCCAAGGGCAAATGGCTGATTCGGAGCCCGTGGTTCGACGGCCAAGTGACTCAGGCGCTGGACGAGAGTCAGATCGACACCGAGCTTGAACTGTCCGACTCGGGCGGCAAAAAGCCGCTGGTGCAGTCTGGACACCTTGTCGCGTTCGAGGAAATGTGCCGCCCGCCGGTGAGCACCGGATCGCTCATCTACGACTTCGACACCATGGCGGTTGGCGGCTGGCTTGAATCTCCTAGTGGCGACATGAGGCTATGGATTCCGGTAAACGTGACGCAGCGCCCGCCCGTCGAAAACGAGTACGTCGTTGGCGCCGATATCTCGCACGGCGCCGGCGCGTCAAATTCCTGCCTCGCGGTCATCGACGCGCGAACGGCCACTTGCGTCGGCGAACTGGCGACGCCGCACAAGGATCCAAAGACATTCGCGCACGAGGCGGTCGCCTATGCCATCTGGTTCAACAACGCGCGCCTGATTTGGGACGCCAACGGTCCCGGCGGTTCGGAGTTTCGCAACGAAGTCGACGCGCTAGGCTACTACAAAATCTACTACCGATTCACGGAAGAACAGGCGTTCAAGCGAAAGAAGTCGAACAATCCCGGCGTCCGCACGCAGAACCGCTACGACCGCACGGCGATGCTTCGCAATCTCGTGTTTCGCATGACGCGCGGGAAATACACGAACCACAGCCGGGAAATGATCGATGAGTTGGCCGCGTACGGATACAACGGCGACATGAGCGTGTCGCACCAAGACGAGTACCGCACTGATGATCCGAGCGGCGCACGCGATGCTCACGGAGATCGCGTTATCGCGCACTCGGTAGCGCTCCAGGCGAACGAATTTCGCGAGACGCCAATCCTGATTCGCGAGCAAGAAAAAAAAGGGCCGCAGCGGCCAGACCTAACATCAATCGCCGGCCGCAGACTGCTTGCGAATCGCACCGCCCCGTCGCTCGTGTTCGAGACTAACCACAGAATCCGGTAGTAGCTCTGTTATCTTCCCGAAAATGTCATGCAACGCTAATTATCGCTCCGGGCTCTTTGCAGGCCGGACAACGGTAATCGTTGAATCCCCCCCCCCACTCGCGTCCGCATCCGGGCGTTTCGCACCGATAGTTGATCGGGGCGACATTCGTGGCGGGCGAGTCCGGCGCGACACCCGTCGCGCTCAAATTAGACCCATGGCTCCCGGCCGAGTCGATGGTTTCCATCGTGCTCGAATATTCGGCCGGTTTGCCCGCCACGATGTCGCCATGACCCAATAGCGCGCTTACGACATCAGGCGGCGCGTCGTCTGGCGGCCGCTCTCTCGTCGTTTCTGGTTGAAACTCGTTGTTGATATCAGCCATCTCGATCGGGCTTTCGCCCTGGCCTGGCGGAAGAAGAAGTCGTTGATATGCCCGCTTGGACTGCTCGATCAGTTCGGTGTTCTCTTGCCTGAATTTTGAATACTCGAGCGCCTTTTGCTGAATCGCCTGTACGTCCTTTCCGCGAATCTCGACGTGTACGATATAGACCGTCGAAGTCACTCCCTGGGGCGTCACCCGCCGAGGCGACACCACCAATCTAAGCGGCACGCCGGCCAAAACTCCCCGTGTGAGCGGCTGGATCATGGCCGTAAGAGATCCAAAAAGCGCGTCGCCGGTCATTCGCGAAGTCGTGCGGAATTTGTAGACACCGCCGAATCGCGTTTCGTCGGAAGCAATGACACAGCTCAGTGTCGTGTGTTTCTTGAACAGTGCGTTTCCCTTGCCGTCAACCATTTCCTCGATTGGCTTTTCGACCACGGTCGCTTGCGGCGGATTGAGTGGGTTGCCGTTGCGATCGTAAAGCCAAGTGATCGTCTTTCCGTCGTCGCTCCAGGCGTAGCACTTTTTTCCGACGTATCGCACCCAGCGGGACTGCATTACGTCCTCGATATCATCGCTCAACAGAACGATTGGAAGGCTCCGCATCTTTCCATCGGCGTCGGCGTACCCTTCATCAGCCAAACGTTGCATCAGTGCGTTGTCCGGCAGTAGTGCCCCGCCGTCATCTCGGGCCATCGTCGTGATAGTAAAGTGGTCGTCCTTGCGCGGCGCCCGCCACGTTTTCCCAGCGGCCGAAGTCCGCTCTTGCCCGAGCCCGCCGATTTTGATCTTGCCCATTTCAGGCAAATCCGGTTTGAGAATATCAGCCAGTGACATCGTTTTTGATTCCCCAAAAGACGTTTCAGTGCTCATTCTTCCGGCGGTCGCATCCAATACGGCGCCTCGACCACATCTACGTCGTCGATGTAGCTTGGCCACACGCCCAGCCCGGCACACTCGGCGTACTTGATCAGAGCGCGCTTGTATTGATCGCGCCCGTAGTCCTCGAACGGCACGTCCAGCTCGTAGCACGCGACTTGGTATGGCGGCGACGTTTCCAGCACGACGAACACGTACCGGCGAGGGCGCGGCGCGATTTCATTCAGGCCGTCGAGATAGAACGCTGCACGGCAATGGTACTTAAACGAAACGCAGGCTTTCTGGAACCCACGGTTGTCGGCCTTGAATCTCGCGGTCGTTTTCGGGTCCACGATCGTCTGGTAATCGCGAAACTCGACGATCCGGTCGGCGCGCGCGCGGCAACTGATGCCGGAGTCGGGATCCGCCCAAAAGAATGAAATCTCGTTCGGGCCGGGGGCTCGCAACAAGGCGCTGGCCGTTACGCTTTTCTCGACCGCCTTAATCATTCCGTCGAGATCGACTTTCTGTTCGGCTGTGATAAGCTCCTTCCCAATGTTGTCCTGGACGAACGATGCCCACGCCCGCTTGCCGTCAGTGGTGCGCCGGTCGAATTTTGGCGCAACTACCCAGTCCGACCTAAATCGCTCGGGCTCGAGCATGGCCGCATGTACGGCCGATCCCAGTTCCAGCGCCTCGGTCGGCGCCTTCGGGTGCATCTCGCGGTAATGCGCCTCGAACGGGGTGCAGTCCATGAACGGGCCGAGTTTGGTCATGCTCATCGCCGGGTGCGAATGGTAGTCCGCTTCCGGCATGTCGGGCACCAATCCGGACAGTAGCCTTGGCTTTGGCATTGGGCCTACTTCTCCTTGACCTCACCGTCCTCGATCGTGATTCCAACTTCGCCGCCGTCGCCGACCCGCTCAATCAAAATCTGCCCGTCGACCTCTTCCGACATTTCGCCGAGAAGCCGCAGGCTATCCTCGTCCAGCAACGACCCGTCGCGAATCATAAGCACCTTGAATTTCGGATTGGACGCGAACGCAATCGCGGTCGAGACGCGAAGCTGTTCCGCGCCGGACGCCTGAGAAAAGGGGAGCCCGTTGAACAAAACCTCGCCGTCTCCGAGCGCCATCCCTTCAACCGGCAGTTTCGCCGCCTTAATTGCCGCGTCTTTTTCCGCGTCGATGCGAGCAATCTTTTCGGTCAAATCGTCGCGCGCGTTGACCATTTTGGAAAGCGAGTTCGAAAGTTGGGCGATCTTCGACTTGTCTCGCACGGCCGCGTTGACCGTCTCGGCCGCCGCAATTTTCCCTCGAATGCCGTCAACGTTGAAGTCGACCATCTCTTGTTTTTCGGCGAGCGCATCAGAGAGCGTCTTGATTTTTTGTGCGATGCGGTCGCGATCGGACTGAATGGTTTCGGCGCGCTGTGCGCGTCGCCTTTCAGCCTCTTCCGTCTGTACGGCAATCTGTTTCATGCGAGCAACATGTCGCTCATGTTCCTGCCGAACCAATTCCGCCAAACCCGCTTTTTCGGCGCCGTCGTCGTCCTCGAACGCGGCCGCTGTCGCCCCGAGTTCTCGCCTGAGGGCCTCAATATCGGCTTTGTTCTGCGCCATACGCCTCGCGTATTCAATCTGATCCTGGCGCGCCGCGAGCACCTCCTCCAGTTCTTTGCTCAGGTCAGCGATCGAGACTTCCTGGTCGGGCGTGTCCACTGGCGGCGGAGTCAAGGAATCCAATGACGACGACAGCGCCTTGATGTCGCGATTGACCAACGTGCGTTGATCGTACGATTTCCTGCGACTTTCGGCGATCGCAGCCAAATCGATTCCGACCATCTCGGCAAACACGTCGGCCTGTTCGGTCGTCGCCATTCGCTGAAACGCCAGCGGGTCCAAGAACTGACCCGCGATCTTGTCGAGAATGGCCTGCGGACTCGGATACTTGGCGCCGTGCTCGGAGAACACGTCTATATACGTATTGGCCCCACCATTCGTCCATCGCCGAACAACCCGCAAGTCACCGAGATTGACTTCGACGAACGCTGTATCTTGTCCGTCCCGCACCGGCCGGCTTGGGATCAACTTCTTTCCGCCGAGCGCCATCGCCACGGCGTCAAGCACGCTTGTTTTTCCTTGCCCGTTGCGGCCGCGGATTGGCACCAACGCGCCCGATGGTCGAATCCGCACGGCCTTGAGTCGCTTCACGTTCTCAATCGTCAGCTCGATAATTCTCACCATGGACTCCTTTTAATTGCATTGTCACGAACAATTTCCACCGTTTCTATCGGCGCATCGATTCCGATTTTGATACGTCCTACCGCATCGACAACCAGCAGCACAATTTCAAACTCGTACGATTTCGGCGCGTTGGGGTGCTTACACCGGAGAGTAATCCGATCGTTTATGTATCGTCCCAGAACAAGCATTCAGAATTACCTCTTGAAGTGTTTCGCAGCCGGACACGTCGCAAAATGTGGAGTTCCGTCGCTGTCATACGGGCATTTTTTACCGTTCGCGTGCCTCACCCAGTAGATTTCTTGGCGGCATGACTGGGAATGACACCGTGCCCTATCCCCCACGTTCAACACGAGCTGTCGCACCAGCTTGTCAACCTTGGAAATATTGCGCTCGAACACCAACAGCTCGTCGAGCCGATCGCGAACGCGGCCTAACTCGAGCAACCCGTCACGCTTCGCATCTTCGTACGCGGCACGTCGAATGCGCTTAGTGGTCGCATCCTCTTCATCGCGCGGCCTTCTGGTATCGTTCACGACATTCCCTCCTTTCCGCCTCGGTCAGCGGTCGCGTCGCCAACACGTCGACATTGATCGCTTTCGGCGGCGGCTTGTTGTTTGGTTGCTGAGGAACAATTACCACGCGATCCCACATTCTGTTCTCCATTCCATTTCAGCCGCAGCCTGATCGACTGCTGCATTAACCTCAGTGTCGCGCCCCCGTGCGTCGCCTTCGTGTCCAACAGCCCGCGATACCGCCGACGAAGAGCCAGTTTGACCACTTGTCGCCGGTCGCAAATCGCAAACTGCCAGCAGCCGCGCAGAATTAGTCGGCACTCTTCGCACGATCGGACCGAATTCATTTCGATGTCTGTGTCGTCGGACACAACGATCTGGCGCACGCCAAGCGGCGGAACGTTGTCGACGCACTCGGACGGGGCGCCACAGTACGCGCACGGCGCGTCTCTTGCCGGTGTGCCGTGTTTTGACCGATACGCGGCAAACCGGCATTTGTCGTCACAGTATTTGCGATCTCTGCGCACCGTGCTGCTTGCCTCGGTTCGCGGCGTAAGCTCCACGCCGCAGTGCTCGCAATTCCGTGTCATAACAGATCTGCCTGTGGCCGCGCTGCCGCGCCGCCGGCCAAGTCATTTTTCTTAGAAGCATGAATCGCGTCGACCGTTTCGACCATGGCAAGCCCTTCGGCCACGTTCCGCGCCTGCTCGCCGCAATACTCGTGAATCGCGGCGCGCTCTTCGTAATATTCTCGCCAATCTTCCGTCAGCTGTTCCGGCGTCATTCGTCGCCCGCGTCGTCGCCCGCGATGTCGCCCAGGCGCTCAAACTCCATGGTCCCGGACTTGCCGGCCAGGTGATCGAGCGCGGCGAGTGCGGCGTCGTTGAGCGACGACTTCCCAAAACTGATCGAGAACTGACAGTGATCCGACATCATGCGCACGGATCGCACCTCCCCGATCCCACTCATGGACGCCGACGACGTGTCGATAAATTTGCCCTGTCCCGGCACGTCGCCTTTGGCCTGCTTGTCGGCAATCAGCGCTACGCTGATCTGCGCGCAGACAAGATAATCGTCAAACCAGGACGCGTCCTGGTGGTCGGCGTTGCGCGCGACCTTGCACGTAATCGTCACGCGATTGCCGACGCCGACGTTTTTGCTGCCGAACGTAGCATCGCATCGCCGGGTGTTTGGGTTGGCGGCCGCCTTCTTAGCCATCACAAAAACTCCTTATTCGTAGTCCTCGAAAAACACGCCCGCCCGAACGCCGGGCGCGGCGCTGTATCGCACCTATTGTTTTTTGTCTTCAAGGCTGGCACCAACATGGGGGAAATCGGCGGCCTTGTTCAACGCTTGTTTCAACATGGGCCGCTGCCTGTGCCTCATTCCTCCACAACCCGGCGGATACCAGCGCCGCGGATGACCTGTCGCATGTACTGATCCGGTACGTACCAGGCGCTCGAGCGTCTCTGCTACCGCGCCGTGTGACAGGCGGCGGTGCGAGCCTCTAAGGTATGTACAGATGGCGTGCGTGGTCATGCCGGGTGTTTGTCGCACGGCCGCGCGAACATCTCCCTTGAGGCTCATGTCAAGCGACCGAGAATGTTTCGGGTTCGGTCGCGCCGGGATGCCATACGCGGTAGCTGCCGGCGACGGCTTCATCGTTTTCGCGCAGCATGTAGGCGCACAGGTCCGCTAGTGTCTGGGTCGCGCACACGTCGATCCAATCGGAGACTGTGCTGGTCGTGGTGCTGAACTTTTGGATTAGATACGGATGTTCCACTTCATTGCTCCTTTGATTTTTCAGAAACGGCTATCTCATCGAGCTGCGGGTTGCATGTCCCAAAAAGGTGGACGGTTTTGTCCGGGTCATAGTTCACCCAGAGCACCTCGGCGCGGGTTCCTTTGCTGGAGTGAATCGTCCGCTCGGCGCGGGTTCCTTTGCTGGAGTGAATCGTCCGCTCGAGAAATCGCTGTCAATTGCTGTTGATTCGCCCGGCAGCGACTGGTCAAAGTGATCCTCCTCAGCGAGGGACTCGAATCCCGACAGCTTGCCGCCATCCTCGTAATCCACAGCGACGACAGACGCCGCTTGCTCCATCAGCCGTTCGCGCTCCTGCTTGGTCATTCGCAGAAGCGATCGCGCACTCACGCGGAGTACTTCTATTTCGTCAGTCGCGATGAGTTGCTTGTCATCCATGGGTCATCCTTCGCAGGTTTGCGTAACGTTGTTTCACGTTCATCCCTCAACATTTAACATGGCTCTGAGGCTTGTCTATACTACGCTCAGCATTTAACACCGGGCGCCGCTGCGCAAAATCACGCGAGAGTATTCCATTCTGTATTCCACCGCTGACACAGCACAGGCAGTGTCTGCTGCCGATCACGTCGCAATCGGCGGGTCGATTTCCGCCAGGTTTTTGCGCAACGTTGTTTCACGTGAAACACCGTTGCGCCATGGCATCATCCTATTTTGCTTGGCGCGGGCAGCCGCAGAAGCTTGCTTCCGTCGGTTATCTCGGAGAGTTGCGGCAAAACAAGATCGCCAATCGTCTCGCCTTTCCGACCGATCACGATGTACGGCATGAATTCCTGCTCTATCGTTGCGACCCCATCGTCAACCGCGACCAGCTTGGCCTTGACCACCGCAGCCAATGAACGCCATCGCCGCCGGTATTCTTGATCCCACGCGTTGCATTGCACAGATTCGGCGCGCTGTCTGCCGGTTTCGCTCAGCGCGAAGTCGCTCCGGTTTGGCATCTTGATTGCCATGCGCACAGTCATCTTGTCCGCGATCTTGAACATGATAGTGGCGCTGTCTTTTTTTTCGATGTGCCCGAACTCATCGCAGCCAAAGCGACGAATAGCGCGCTTGATTTCCTCTACAGACTTCGAGGCCGACACGCTGGTGTTTTTCGCAAAACGTCTCATTTACGCCTCCACCTCCGCCAGATACTCATCGCGCCGCGCAGCGTCGAATTCCGCGCCGTCCAGCAGCGCGATGAACAGATCGAGCCAATTCTCCGGCGTGGTTCCCAACGGTGCGGACCCCTGGTCCAAATGGTGCGACACACGAGTATCGCCCGCGCCCGGCCACATAACAGTCAGATCGATCTGATCCAGCGGGCCGAATCTATCGACCTGGTCGCGCGCCCACGGATGAAAAAATCTTGCGCCGATCTTCCACGCCTCGATGCGGTCCTGCCCCCAATGCCAGCCGGTGTCGACCTCGCGCCATGATCGGTCCCAGCCCCATCCCAGCGGCAGCCACGGCACGATGCCAGGCACGTCGGGAGAATGCGTTTGCGCGAAGTCCCATGATCGCGCTATCTGCTCGACTCCGAGCGTGCCGGTCGGATCACGGTAGATCGTCGGCGAGCATGGCATCTCGCGCTCATGCCCGGTCGTGTACGTGTTCCGCGCCCATCCGCAGCCAGCGTTGACCGGATCGACCGACAAGTGGCCGCGAAATGATGCGCTTGCATTTGGCCACACACTTTCGATAGTCCCAATGATCTCGCGATTGATCCGATACAATTCGTCCGGGTCTGCTCGCTTGTGATTCTGCTCGCTGTCGATGATCACGTAGGTCGGCTTTTTGACCCCCCACGTCGTCAACTCAGCAACCCGCTCATACCACGCGTCATTGTTGCGAGACGCGACAAGACTATCTGGACCCCACACCACGGCCAGGTACGCGCGACCGCCCTCGTGCGCGCGGCTATACGTCGATGCGTCCAGGATCGCGTCAACCTGCTCGCGCGTATCGAAATGCCCGATCGGCGCGACGCCCGCGACTCGTATGAACTCGCGCAGCAAGTCGGGATACGGGATCAACGAATAGCAATTGTAAAACACCAGCGGATACTTCAGCGAGGGGCGGTCGGCCAGTTTTTTTGTTGCTTCAGTGATTGTCATTGCGGGATCCCTTCGTAGGCCTTCGGATTGCAGCGAATTTGATGGTGGGTTTGGGTTGGTACTTTCCCCAGTGCATGGTATCGCACCTGGGGCACAGGATCATGACCGGCGGCGGCTTCGGTCGTGGGCCGACAGGACGGACTGACGGCACTGGCTTCATCGCTTTCGGATCATTCATTTGTGTTGCTCCCTTCGGCAATTGTCAAGGAATCCTTGACAGTTGGGACGGCGTTCGGCAGTTGCTTACTTTTCACCACTTCGCATCACTTCGCACCACCCTTGGACTCATCGGCATGAGTCGATTGGCATTACGCACATGGGATAGACCGTGATGGCATTCATCGCGATCGCTACGCGAAAGTCGCACACCGCGCCGCGTTCCGCGCGCTCGCAGAATCGCATCACGCTCATCGGCGTGATCTGTGTGCGGCGCGCGGTCTCGCGTATTCCCATGGATCGCACCTGGGTCGCGAGTTCACCGAGCCAGCGGTCAGCCTGCTCGTAGTTGTGCTTGTAGATGCTGATCAAATCTTCGCGTACGTCGGCGCTGTAGGTTTCTGTTCTCATTGCGGCTTCTCTCCCATGCTTGATTCACCCTCTCGCAAAGACCTCGAACGGAACAATGCGGGACCGCCCGACCTCCGGCCGGATCAGCACTCGCCATGCGCGCTCGTGTCGGTCGATAGAAATGATGATCTCGGGGTCGACGCGTGGCAGAGTAGTGCGTTGCCGCGTAATGCGTGATTCGCAGAGAATCAGATGGCCGTCGCCGATTTCCACGACGGGTATGCGCACGTTGTCCATACGCAGTTCGATTCGCATTGCGGGTTTCATTGGCCACCTACGGCTTGATACGGGATATAGGTGAAGCAATCGTTCAGCGCCGCGTCATCATCAACGCGATCGCAAACCTCTGCGCAGACGCCCGCAGCGCCCTCGGAGATTTGCGCACAAGTCCGCGCCCCGCCGATGCAGTCATGCGCGCTCACCGTCACCACGTCATACCCGCCAACAATCAGCGAGGTCGCGAACTCCTCGGCGATCTGGGCGCAACTCCGCGCGGCGAAGTCAACGTAATCAGGCGCGTGCTTGTCTTTTGGGTAGCACGCGAACTGGTTTATTACGTCGCGCAGCAACTCAACCTGTACGCGATTATAGTTTTTCCTGGCATTACACGGCTTGCAGCAACCGCCGTCCGTAGAGTTACGGCGGGCGCGCGCCGCCGCGCTGACGTGGAATAGGTGCGCGTGCGTTGTGCGCTGCCACCATAGTTTGTCCGGCGCGTCGTCCCAACGATGAAGTCCCAGCTTGGAGTGATTGACTTCAATTATCACAAGTGGAATTCTAATGTCATGTACTCCTTGTCTTCGCGCGCCGACGGGCGCCAGCAACTACGCCGGTCTCCTTCATCTTCTGCTCAACGAGCTTGTGCAACTTCTTGTAGGTGCCGCTCCGGCGAAACGAAGCGCGCTCGGACGCTTCGGTCAGCCGCTTGGCGACCAAGCCGTCGAGCGGGTCGAAGAGGGCATTGGAAAGATCGGCCCATGTCTTCGACTTCTCGGCCAGGCGGTGCGCCTCGGCAAGAATGTCGGCAAATGTGATCGTCATGTCACTCTCCCTAGCAAGGCGCCCTGTACAGTCGCGGCATCGAGTAGCCACACCACCTCATACCCACCAACAATCAACGAGGTCGAAAACTCCTTGACTTCACCTCAATCCGATGCATTTCCTTCCAAATACTCTGGAGATCGCTCGCGTCAAACGCGCGATCGTCATACGGATAAAACCTCTGACCCAACAGGATCCCCACCGCCTCCAGGCCACGATACACTGTCCGTTGCTCCTGATTTACCCAGTCAAACGTGATCCGAACCTCTTCGCTCATCAGACATTCTCCAAAAAATCCAAGGCTCGCCAAACGCCGGATACCGAGATATCGATTCTGACGCGTTCTAAGTGGGCGCCAGTCAACGCAGGAATCCATAAATGTTACCACCGGTTCAAAGCCGTTGCAACGGCTTTTACGGAAAGTCTGAGCGTCTGGTGGCATTCTGTGTGATATTTGCGGGGGCTATTAAGTGCCGAACGGTGGCGGGCGTGGGGGGGGTCGGGGGCGTCGAATCGGTCTGGGGCCCCCCGGGCCGCCCATAAGTTCTTCAGAATCAAGGATTTGTATCAAGGATTTGTAACCGTGCGTTCCCTCGGTTCTGTCTTTCTTGGCAGCTTCTGGGCAGCCCAGCTGCTCAAGGCCCGAGCCCGCCCGAGACGGCCGACGATGGATGCGGCCCGCCGAGCATAATCTCCTAAATCCTTGATTTTGCTAGTCTTACGGGAATCGGCTATATCGCTCGGCAATCGGCGAGTCGCTGCGTGACATTGAGCATTTCGATGGTGTCGGCGAGGATTGCGCGTACTTCGGGGCTCATCATCTGCGTCTGGCATGGGCACCGACCGGCGTCGGTGTATCCGCGATCGTGGCAATCGTGGCACGCGATCGGTCGAGCCGCGTGCTCGGCCAGGACTCGGGCGAGTTGCTCGGCCGACCATCGTGTTTCGTCGCGTTCGAGGCCTAGGTCATGGGCGATGGTGCGGCGTCGGCATCCGAGAGCGCGTACCTGGCGGATCATCAGCAGGCGATCGGCGGCGGCGCATCTGGCCGGTCGGTCGTCGATCCATGCTCGGCATCGTGTCACGATGACGCCGGGCGGTGGATCGCCTTGGAGGATGTCCCGCAGTCCCAGCTCGGTCAGATCGTCGATTTTTGCGATGATCCGTCCGGCGGTGCGTGGGTTGACGCGGATGCATTTCATCTTTTTTTTCAACTCCCCCACCGCCGCCGACGTTAGGGATGCAGATTCGTCGCGCTGGCTCCCATTTTCGGATCGCGGTGCGTCGCGTCGGCGGTTGAGTCTAGTTCTCTTGGTATAGTTGTGTACCGCTGGCGGTACACTACGGGGCTCATTTTGGGACACTACGGCGCCATTTTTTGCGTCTAGTGTCCCGCTGGCGGGACACAAAGGCGGCGTCTTGTGTCCCGCCAGCGGGACACTACGTGTGTGCGATGTTAGGGTATAGCGATTCGTTTTTCGGCCCTCGCCGGTGTCTATTCGAATCAGCCCGGCGCGGTCTAGTATGTCGATCGCGCGGGCGGTCGCGGATAGGCTCAATCCGCTATCGGCGGCTAGTCTGCGCATCCCCGGCCAGGCCAGGATATTGCCGCCCATGCGTGAGCCGATCGCGGCGTACACGATCTTGGCGGCGGGAGTGATGTCTGTGCGGCGGGCGAGCCAGTCCGGCAGTTTTGACCATTTGCTGCCGTCGCCCGCCATCCTACGCTCCGGTGGTGGTGGTGGCGCCGAGCAGCTCGGCGACCTCGGGCGCAGCAGCCAGCAGCGGGCATGGGAACATCCCCACACGTATAGCGACTTCGGCAGCAGCCCGCAACGCCACTACAGGTTTTTCTTGACTTTTACAGGTTTTTCTTGACTTCCGCCGGCGCGGAGTGTATGTTTTCCCTTGGAGTGCAGCGAGCGCTCCAAGGGAACAGCAGCGGCCCCGGAACAGCGGCGCAACGCCGCGAGGAGAACAGCAATGACAGCAATGCAGCAAAATCTGAGCGTGGGCGATTGGGCCGTGGTGGTCGATGGCTATCAGGGATGGCGGCGAGACTCTGCGGCCGGTGATGGGATCACCTCGGCCTCGATGATCCTGGTGACGCGATGCCTGACGCGGGGTGAGGCTGAGTCGCTCGCATCGGACCTGACGAAGGCGCAGCCCCATGTCATGCCGGGCGATCAAGATGTGCCCACATTCGCGGCCCGGCCGTATCGCCGCTCGGACCTCGTGTCCTGGCAAGATTCTCAAAATCCACCACGGTATCAGCGAGTCCGGATCATGCCGTGCGACGCCGACCATATTCATCGCGGCCTGATCTTGCAAGGAGCAATGAAATGACAATCACAATCACAACAGACAATGACGGCTACCGGTGCGATCTGCGCGTAATGCACGGACGTGAGGGCATCGACACGATCTATCGCGCCCAGCAAATCATTGCTGAGGCGCTCAAGGCCGAGTTCGGTCTGGCCGAGTGCTGCCAGTGCGAGCCGCTCGCCCCCGGGCGTGTATCGCTCTGCCAAGCGGTCGCGAGCGTCGGAGACGCACCACCCGCCGCGCCGGTGTGCAATGGCCTCTGCGCGGAGGTGTGTCCCGAATGTTATCCGACCGCCGCGCCGGTCGAGTCGGGCAACTACATCGGCGATCGCCCCTGGCCGAGGCCGTCGGAAGAGGCTGGGTGATGTTGCTCGGCCCGGTGCGCGTAGCGATAGCGGCAGGCCGCGGAAAGGAGGCGCACGAGTACAGGCAGGCGGTGCGGATGCCGCTCGGGTCACCTCCACGGTCCGTGCTGGGCACCGCATCGTCTGTGATGATCCTTTCCCCCGCGCGCCCGGTCACCTCGCTGTTCCGGGCCGGGCGCGCACCAT